CAAGGACTTACGGGATTTTCTTGATTCTTTTGGATTTTTGAGCCCAAATCGGGCGCGGGTGCCGGAGCCGGTTGACTATCTCAGAAATCTTTGCTCGATGGATCAGAGACTTCCACGCTCAGAAGCTTCGACAATCTGTCCTTGATGTCGTCCTTGCTCATGGCGTTCAGGTCCGCGTTGATGTTGATATTTTGCGATCGGTTGACCGACAGCCCAGCTAGCTGGTTCAACTCTTTAATTGCGCTAACACTGGCATTGTAATGGCCAGCCCCGAACGCTGTCTCGGCAATCTTCCAGAGCATTGTGCCCGTCTTCTGCGGAGTGACCGCGTACTTCTCGGCGAGCTCGTCCTGGCGAATGCGAACTGCCTTGGTGACATTGGGGAAAGTCTTGCCATTAAGCATCTTGTTCGCCGCATTGGCTGGAAACTCGAAACCAGATTTGCGGGCTGCTTCGGTCTGGCTGCACGCACCTTCGGTGTACCACCACACAAAGCTTGCTTGCATGGCTGTGAGCTTGTTTTCTTCATCCTTTTCAAAAGTGTCTGGAACCGCCACAAGCGATGGTCTTACTTTTTTAGTTCTACCAGCCATCTAGTTGTCTTTACAAACGAACTGTCGAAACACTTTTAGTCCTTCTTCTTGGTTATAGATCTGATCGCCGAACTCATGTCTCTCGGCGCAGTTCATCATAAACCATCTTGTGAAGTTTCTCTCGAAGCTTGATTTGTCGTCGTACATAAAAACTTTATCGTCCTCATCCATACTTACCCCCAGTGTGTAGTGTGACCTATCTCCTATATTAGCTGTCTGTACTGCGTATAACCGCTATATTTATACGTTATACGCTCTATATTATTTATCTTATATTACTATACCCTTACCCTACCTATAGTAATAACACCAGTAAACATAAGGGTTTGAGCGCAGGTAACAGCAAAGTGTCAGGTAACCCCAAGCCGCTCCAAAAGTATACAAATGTATGCTCATCCATTTATAAGCGGTGCTGACACAAACGATTTTGCGCTTAATGCAGTGTCTCTAATTGATAATTTGCCATGATCACATCTGTCAGTACTCCAACGATTCGACAATTCAAGCTTGCACAAATTAGCTCAGCTTCTTGCTTCTCTTCCGCGACAATATGAGGTCCGGTGTAATCTAAGCCATCAAAAGTAAATTCGGTCAGGTAAATCTTCATGGCTTGCAAAAAACCAAATTATGCTGGTCCACTACCCCAGTCTTTATAGCCACCAGAGCTCGAATCCGTGTCGATTGCGTCATAGTCCAAATCATAAATTTTCTTGCCATTGCTTCGCCTTGGCTCCACGCCATTTGCTGCCAACACGCGGTTGGCGTCCTTAAAGTCTGGCATGCGTGGGTTGCTGATGCCAAGATCTCTCAGCAACTTAGTCATCTGCACCGGTTTAGTAGCCTTACTATCGAACCTAACATGCTCTAACACAAGATCTTCCACGCTGGACTGCGTGCGGTAGCCTTCATTCGATTCATCAAGCATCGTGCGCTCGTCGGGCGTTAGAAACCAATTCTTTTGTCCAGGCACATACAGCGTCTCTTTTACCTCTGCCCAGAGCTGCTGCATATCAATACCATGGTTAAAGTTGATCCGCTTCACCGGTATCACCCAGAATCTTCGATTGCCTGACGTATCGGTGAGGAATTCTCTTGCGTTGACACTGGCATAGAATGCCGTACGTCTTTGATAAGTGGTGCTGGCGCGATCGTATGGAAGCCTGAGCTCGTCGTTCTTGCTTGTTACGAAAGCTTTCAGCTGGTCTATATCAGCCTTCTTAAAGGTGCTTTCAATCTCACCCAGCTCCACAATCCAGTGACTGACGGCCCTTTTCACGCTGTCTTTGTCTGTCGGGTTGAGCATGGCGCCTTCCAAAAGCCATCCCTCGTCATAATTGGCAAGCCGCTTAAACCACAGCGTCTTGCCTAATCCCTGGGCGCCCTGGAAAACCAGGATGCCTTCAAGCGCTACACCGGACTCCTCACAAGCTGCCGCACAGCAGCTTATCAGCCACTTTTTCATCAGCATCTCTTTGAGCTTCTCGTTTTCAGGACTGCCTATCGTGTCCAGAAATTCTTGCAATCGTGAGCGCCCGTCCCATGGCGTAGATTCCATCCAGGCTTTGACGGGATTCCACTCGATGGCCAGCACTTTCAGGTAATCCCGAACTTTTGAGTGTGGTATACCCATTTGAATGCACCGATGCTCAATTTCTATAAGACTCGCTTCTTCCTTCATATCAGCGATAAACTTGGTGTTCGGTATCTCGATTTCCATACGCTTCTTAATGACGTTGTAAACGCATGAGACGCCATTGACAGTTAGAACGCCGGCAATGTTGTCTTTAGTGTTGAGATACCTGCCGTTATTGCCGCGTATAAAGTCGTAATCAACGGGCACGTCCACATTGCGCATATTCGGACCAAGAAGCTCGCCCTTCAGCGCCTTGGTTTTAACCGCGTGATCGTTGTAATCGCCTTTGCTTTCAGGCATGTAAACGTCGGCTTGACCATGACGCTTACGAATAGCTTGGCACGCTTTAATGGCCTCTTTTTCGCCTGTATTGGAATCCGGGTCATTATCAGCAATAAAAACAAACTTTCGGTCGTTTAAAAACTCAAAAACCACCTCGGCGACAGGCGTTAAGTTGTAAGCGTCAAAGCACACAATCACTGGCTGACTAAAGTCTTGATGATAGCTTGCAGCTGTCGCATATCCCTCTGCAAAGTTGATTGTTGGGCTGGTTTTCAATACTTCTTTGCCGAGTATGAAAAAACTGCCTTTTTTCTTTGAACCAGTGAGGAATCGCTTGGATCCATCGGCACTGATGTACTGGATGCCAACGATTGTCATTTGCGCATCGTGCATGGGCATCATCAAGAGCCCTTCCTTATTAACCCGTAGCCCGCCGTAGCTGAGCACTTGTTTTTGCTCTAAGTACGGGTGCCGTTCGCACGGTTCAGCTTGATTCCACAGAGATTGAGCACGTTTGGCTGCTTTGTTATAACTTTCTGCCTTTTTGACCTCTGCCAGACGCTGGAGCTCGGCAATTTCTGCCTTGTGCTCCGCAGTCATCTTAAAATTCTTCTGGTTCTCCGGTTTCCAGATATCTGTCGGCTCCGTAGCTGACACACGGTAGTCGCCGATTCGGCCGAAGGGCACGGATTGATCCAGCCAGAGCTGATACCAGCCGACGAGCTTACGTGCACCGCCGACATTGATATAAGCACGTCCTATGGTGCCGTCAGACACCAGGCCTTTCTTGGGATCGAGATCAAGACCATTGCTTTGCAAAAAGTTATGAAAATCAGCCACATGATCTGCCGTAAAAGGTTTGTGAAAATTTTTTGGCGTTGGGCGGCTGACTTTTAGTGACATTTGATTATATTTTTCCGTTTTACTTTGTTTATGAATTTTTGCATAATAGTATAAATTGATACAAAATTAAATCAACCAGTTGGAGAAATAGCATGGGATTAACAGTTTCTAGTAGCGGCGGCGAGTATGAGAATTTAGAGCCAGGGCGATATAAGGCAACGTGTTACAAATTGATTGATGCTGGCACACGAGAGGAATCATATCAGGATGGTCCGTTACGCAAACGGCACATCGTGTATATATATTGGGAAATCACCCACAAACTCGAAGAAGTTGATGGCAGTGAAAGCTGGCAAGAAGTGCTCATGGCTGATGGGCGACCGTTTTCTGCATCTAAAAAATACACAGCGTCACTCAATGAAAACGCTTCTTTGTTTAAAGATCTCAAAAGCTGGCGCGGCCGCCCGTTCACCGATGCGGACCTGGCCGGCTTTGAATTGCCCAAAGTCTTGGGCGTGACTGCTGAGCTTGAAATGATTCCACAAACAGTCGACAACAATAAAGTCAGGGTTGAAGGCGTTTACAAGCCTGAAGGCGGCATGAAAAAAGCTGACACAATTAACGACATTCAGTCCTTCGACATTGATGTGTATGTGCAGGAATTCACTGGCGAGAGCTCTGCCGAGTCCAAAGCGATGTGCGACATTTGGGAAACCATGCCGCCGTGGATGCAAGAGATGATAGAAGAGTCTTTTGAGAGAAAAGCCGCACAATCTAAAAACGATTCAACTCCAAAACCATCAACAACCGGTGGCTTGGCTGATATGGCAACAGAAACAAAGCCAAAAGCAAAAAAAGAAAAGGAAGCTGACGTGCCATTCGACGATGAAATTCCTTTTTAGTGTGGGGTGAAAATGGAAAATAACATTGATTTTTCAAAGGTGGACTCCCCTTCTCACTATGTCATAAAAAACATGGAGTGCATCGATGCGATGGCGGCGGTATTCGGTTTAGAGAACACACAAAAATACGCCGAGATTGCAGCCTTTAAATACTTATGGCGCATGAATTCCAAAGAAAAAAGCTCTGTGGAAGACAAACTCAAGGCGATTTGGTATTTGCGGTTTTCTATGGGCGATGACCCTAGAAAAAATAACGTCAATCCTACTCAGACCGAGGAAGAAAAAGAAAACAATGCGACGATAACTGGTGCTGCGTATCGTTTTTTTGACGGCAACTCAAAAATTAAACCAGATAATGGGGATTAGGATGGACTTTAAAATAGGAATTTACAAAGACATCAAGTACGAAGAGTATGCTTCTATACCCGCTTTCAGGTCACATGACCTAACGTCAGCAATCAAATGCGCTTATACCTGGAAAAACCAGGGGCCAATGAAGGAATCACCGGCACTTATCGAAGGAAGAGTGCAGCACACCGTGTTTTTAGAGTTTGACAAGTTCGATGACGAGTTTGTCATCGAGCCCAACGTCGATAGAAGAACCAAAGCAGGGAAGGCTGAATTCGAAGATTTTAAGGCCAGCATTGGCGACCGAAGCTCGGTTAAACGCGATATGTACGACGTATGCATGGACAGGCGGGAGGTAGTAAAAGATTATATTCCTAGCAAAACAGACAACGTAGAGCTTTCTTTGTGCTTTGAGTGGTGCGGACACCCGTTCAAGGCGCGACTGGATTGGCACGACGGCACTAGCGTCTGGGATCTTAAAACAGCCCGTGACGCCTCTCCCAGAGGCTTTAGGAGAGCAATCAATAATTTCAACTATCACATGCAAGCGGCTTTATACCTGGATGCTTGTGCAGCGTTAGGTTTAGGCGCTGAGCGTTTTATGTTTCTCGCGCAGGAAAAAATGCACCCTTACCCTTACGCGGTTTACACGCTATCAGATGAGGCTGTGGAGTACGCGCGTGCGAAAAATCAACAGGCGTTGGAAACTCTGTTGCGCAGCAAGAAAAATGACGACTATCGGCCGTATAATGTTACAGGCGTACAGGTCGTCGAGCTCGGCGATTTGTATTGATGGATTTGGACCAAGAGGCTAAGTGGGCTAAAGAAAAAAAATACTATGCTGCAAGATTCGTGTGGTCCCGTCGTCAACAGCTAACACCTAGCCGGCGCTATACTTGGGAGCAATGGTGGGAGAAGATGTTTGAAGATGACTACCCTGGATATACTGAAAAAAAGAGAGCGGCTCGTGCTTGATGTATTAACAGGCATGTTAAGTTAAAAATTACAAACCGCTCTCAAAATTAATCGCACTTTAGTCCAAACTGCTTAAAATCTGGCCAGAAACCGTCGCAGACCATCGTAACATAGTGCTGCTCTTCCAGCACCGCGTCGTTATAGTCCATGTTGCCAACGATGCCCAGGATAACGAACAACACGGCGCCCAGCAGGATCTTGGTTGATTTATTCATCTTGAATCGCCTCAAAAAGTCCCCTAATCTCATCATCGCTATACTGTGAAATAATTGTGTTTCGGACATAATAAAAAAGATTTCTACTGCTCAATGAGTGAATATTCTCAATTTCATCGTCAGCAAGAATGTCGCGCATTTTCTCAATATTCATATTTGTTCCCCTTCAAAACTAATTTGCCAGCTGCCAGACGCTCGTTCTCTTCTAGCGTGTTATGCCAAGAATGCATGCTCAAAGCTTTCACCATATTCTTGATCGCCCATCGAGGCTGATTGCCTACGATTTTTTTCGCTTCTGCTAAAGTCATTGGGTACTCCCTTACAGAATTTCTTTAACTGACTGACGTTCTGCTTCCAATTCTTCTGTCCATCCGCCCTCGCCGCGAACGGGGGCTGCGTCCAGAAAGGCCATGTGTTCTATCAGCCATTGAGTGGCTGCAACGCCGTCTTCGTAATCGCGCTCTTCCTGTTCGTGATCGTAAAACATGTCAGTCTCCTTGTTGGTTTTCCAAGACGCCCTATGGGGCGTTTCGGCCGGTCACCACCCGGCGCTCTTCAGTTGGAGGAATAAACATTGGAAGTTGGAAAAAGCTCAGACACTGCCTTTACCGCTTTTGAGTCATGCCCACCGATGTTCCATGACTTCAACTTTTCTACTGGCGGTGCTTTAGGTCCGTTGTAGATCCGTCCGTTTTTCCAGTTGTACAGTGTGACCACAACCTCACCGTTTACCTCAAAGCCCCAATGAGCATCGATTTTCTCTACTGGATGTGTGGGCTGTCCCAATACTGAAACAATCTCCGCATAGGAAGCGGTGAGGTGGCCTTTCAGGCTCGTGCCATCGGTCTTGTCCCACTGGCCGTCTACTCGTTCGATTTGCTTGCTCATGGCAGTCTCCTTGAGGCGGCTCATG